TAGTTGATATAGATGGCGCAGTAGATATGGCTAGTACATTAACTGTAGCTGAAGCAATTAATGGTGCATTAAAAAGATGGACTGTTAAAACTTCTGCATACACAGCAGTAGCTGGTGATAGATTATTAGCAGACACTGCAACAACAGCTGCATTTACAATTACTTTACCTTCAGCACCTGCAGTTGGTGATGAGATTCACATACTAGATAGTGCTGCAAACTTTGACAGTGCTAANTTAACNGTTGGTAGAAATGGTAAAAAAATACAAGGTTTATCTGCAGACTTAACTTTAACAACTGAAAATACAGGTATTGGACTTGTATTTATGTCTGATACATATGGTTGGAGAGTTTTAGTTGATGCATATGCTGTAGACACAACGGAGCTGTAATATGTCAAATATATATAATCCTAACCAGGATATACATATAGATAAAGCTACAAGTAAATTAGTAGTAAAACATTCACAAGATATATCTCCTATATTACAAGATAATAAAATAGCTCGTAATCATAGAGCTGGAGAACAAAAAGGTGAGTTTCAACGTATAGCCCAAATACCATTAATTGCTTTACAAATAAAATGTAAAGAATTGTTTGGTCATTCTAATTGGTGGCAAGTAGAAAAAGACGATCAACGAGCTATTATTAAAAGAATGATTAATAGTAACGAATTTGAAAATTTTAGAGTAGGAGATAAAAAACTATAATGGCTTTAGATAACTATTCAAATTTACAAACATCAATTGCTAATTGGTTAGCTAGAGATGATTTAACTGTAGAAATACCAGACTTTATAGCTTTATGTGAAGCAGAGTTTAATAGAGAGCTGCGTATTAGAAGCATGGAAACTACTGAAACTGTTACTATAGATGCTGAACAAGAAGCATTACCTACAGGTTTTTTAGGAGTAAGAAGTTTCTTTCTAAATAATAATGGTAAAACTAAATTAACATATATTTCACCTTACCAACAGTTTGATACGCAAGGTTCTAGTAGAACAGGTACACCTCAAGCATATAGTATTGAAGGTACTAACTTTCGTTTCAGCCCTACCCCTGATACAACTTACACAGCAAACCTTGTGTACTACAAGGCATTTGACTCCCTGTCAGCTAGTACCACAACTAACTTTATACTCACCAATCATCCTGCTGTATATTTATATGGTAGTCTATATCATGCGAGTAATTTTATTAGGGGTATTGCACCAGACACTGTTGCACAATGGCAACAGTTATTTGTTACTGCTATTAATAATATTACTGGAATGGATGAAAAGGAAAAACATAATGGTTCACCTTTAATTCAAAGATCAGGTATAAATATTAACAATTTTGATAACGTATAATGCAGTTACCTTTTGGCGAATGGCTACCAGATCTGCCAGATCATATTAATCCAGGTGCTACACAAGCTAGAAATGTATTTCCTGCTGTAACTAGTTATAGACCATTTAATAATATAGCTGCTACATCTAGTAATGCTACTGATGCTAGAGCACAAGGTGGTAAAGCTTTTAAATCTGATAGTGGTGTTGTATCTATTTTTGCTGGTGATAAAACAAAACTTTATAAATTAACAGGAAATGCTTTTGTTGATGAAAGTGGTGGCACAACATTTGCAACAGATTCAGAAGGTTATTGGGATTTTATTCGGTTTGGTGAAGCAGTAGTTGCATTTAATGGTGTTGATGCACCTCAAGCATGGACATTAGATACATCTTCAGATTTTGCAGCACTTAGTGGATCACCTCCAGTATTTAGACATGCAGCTGTTATTGGTAATTTTATAGTTACAGGTCACCAACCAACATTACAAAACAAAGTACAATGGTCTAGCTTTAATAGTGCAACCTCATGGACAGTTGGTACTAATCAATCTGACTCTGAAGTATTACCTGAAGGTGGTGTTATTACTGGTTTAACTGGCGGACAATACGGATTAATATTTCAAGAGTCTCGTATCACTCGTATGGATTATCGTGGTGGTAATGTTGTATTTCAATTTAGAAGAATAGAAGATAATAGAGGAGCTGTACAAGGTAAGAATGTTATACAAGTAGGTAACTTAGTTTATTTTTTATCTGAAGATGGTTTTTATGTTACTGATGGTAATGCCTCTAGACCTATAGGAGCTAATAAAGTTGATCGTTTTTTCTATAATGATCTAAAGTTTGGATTAAGAGAACGAGTAAGAGCTTCTTATGATCATGAAAATAAATTAGTTATGTGGTCATATCCTTCAGCTACTGGTAACAATTCTAATACACAAAACGATAAAATTATTATATATCATATTGCTAGTGAAAGATGGTCAATAGTAGAATTAGATCATGAAGTTATTATTGATTACTTATCACCTGGATTTACTTTAGATGACTTAGATGATTATCCGTCATCAGGTGCTAATGATTTAGATGCTATAACAGTATCATTGGATAGTGCTTTATTTAATGGTGGTTTAAGATCAGTAGGTGCATTTAGTACAGATCATAAATTAGGTTCATTTAATGGTCCTTCTTTAGCTGCAGAAATAGGTACTGGCGAAACAGAAATATTCCCAACTAGTAGATCATTAATAAGCAATGTTAGACCTATTGTAGATACTAGTGCTGCTACAGGTTCATTAACTTTTCGTAATAAAGTTGCTGACTCTTTTACGACTACAGCATCATCATCAATGCATAGCACAGGTAATATACCCTTGCGTAAATCAGCACGATATTTTAAATTTAATCTTAATATACCAGCAGATACATCTTGGTCTGATGCACAAGGTATTGACATAGAAGCAACTAATGAAGGATATAGATAATGGTACTTTTAACCAACCCACAAACAGCAGACTTACAACAACGTATACAAAACAGTAATTTTGGTAGTCCAGATTATTTACAAGGTTTCACAGGAACAATGCCTGGATATCAACAAAATCTTTTAGCTAATAATTTTCAACCAGGTTTAATTACACGTGATTTTAGTGGTGGAGCTACATCTATGAATCCATCTGGCGTTGCTAATTATTTAAGTTATACACCAGGAGTACCGCCACAAGCTGTAAATAATAATACTATGTTACCAATTGTTCCAATGGTTAATGCTGCAGTAAGACAAGGTGGAGGTAGTAATGCTTCAGACGCAAGACAACTTAAACGTGATCAAGATATGCAAGATCAATACGGATCTATTGACGGTAAATTTTATGATTTAAGAACTGGTGAAGTAATAGATAATGAATTTGCAAATTTTTTTGGTAAGATGTTTGGTAGTGTAAGTGATGAAAGTAGCATACAAAAAATGTTAGATAATAGAGTAGATGTTAATAAATTACCTGACATAGTATCAGATCCAAAATATCAAAAATTAATGGTTGATAATGGAATGTTTAGAAAAGAAGTAGGTGGTGATTACAATTATGGTGGTGCTACAAGCAAATATGGTGGATCTTTACCAAATACATTACAAAGAATGTTAGGTGGAGGCGGAGGTGTAGCTGGAACTGGATTACAAACTAAAGAATTAGGTTATAATGCAGGTCAAGTTGATCCTGGTTTTGTTACTAGACAAGTTAATCCACAGGATACTGGACCAGCAAAAGGTAGTAATGCTTCAGATAAAAGACAAGCAGATAGGAATGTAGGCAGTAGTGGTACATCTGCAAGTAGTAAAAATACAGGTAGTGGTAGTCAAGCTACAAAAGCTGGAGCAACAACAGGTAGAAAAGATGGCGGCTTTGGCTGGTAATGTCTAGTAAATTAAACTTAACATATATCTACAATTATCCTGCTGCTAGTTTAGAAGGTGCTTTATTAGCACAATACGAATTTCAATTAGTAACAGAAGATGTTGTTAATCAACTTATTACATATCACAATGTAGAAAATCAAGAGGTAGCTGCATGGTTTCTAGCATAGATCAATGCAGAAATTGTTTTCATAGCTGTCATTGTGGAAACAATGGCGTATGTGTTTCTTGCAAATGTCCAAATTGTGAACACAATGCATTAGATGAATTTTATAAAAACCTTAATGATGGCTTCAATGAAACAGCAAGTAAAGAACCATATAAAACATTTAATACTGATGAAGGCATTGAATAATGGCTCATATATATAAAAATTCTAAAATAGATTTAACTACAACTAATGCTACAGCACTAATTACAGTTGCTACTGGGTCTACTATTATTGTAAAATCTATTATCATTTGCGAAGATAGTAACAATGATGACAGTATTTCACTTACTATAGTAAATGGTAGTGATACATTTCAGTTTCTAAAAGATGCTTCTGTTGCAGCTAAAGCTACTATACAAGGTATGGGCGGACATAATTCTACATTAGTATTGGGAGAATCAGATATATTAAAAGCTACCGCAACTACAGCAAATAGGTTACATGTTATAACAAGTTATTTAGAAATTACATGATTAAAGCAATATTAATACCAACAGAAAATGTAGAAGAAGCATGGGGTTTAGTAGATAAACACATTCATTTAGCATTAGAAAGATCTGGAGAACATTATAATAGTTCAGATATTAAATCTAATTGTTTAGATGAAACAATGCAGCTGTGGTTAGGTTGGGATAAAGATGCTGAAGAATCACATTATTGTACAGCTATTACACAAATATTAAAAAGACCAAAATCAAAAGTATGCAATGTATTTATTGCTACTGGTCGTGAAATGAAAAAATGGGTACACGTTATGGATGATATAGCTAAATGGGCTGAATCAGAAGAATGTACACACGTAGAATCATGGGCTAGACCTGGATGGGAAAGAGTCCTAAACAATATCAATTTAAGAAAACACACGTTTTACTCGAAAGGAAACTATAATATGTCAGGCGGAGGCGGAGAAACAATTACACAAGAAAATCAGGTATCACCTTATGCACCATCAGAACCATATTTAAATAATATACTAACTGAAGCTTCAAACTTATATCAATCTGGAACTGGTTCACAATATTATCCTGGATCTACAGTAGTACCTTTTGCGCAACAAACACAACAAGGTTTACAAGGATTACAGAATTTATCTACTAATCAATTATCTGGATCTCCAATGATGCAACAAGCTGGAAATGTATTTTCTGGTTATGCTGCAGGACAAGGTCCTAGTGTATTTGGAGGTAATGTAGGTGCAGGCGGTCAGTACTCTGGCATACCTACACAAACTTATAGTGGTATGGCACAGCTATCTCCACAACAAGATTATTTAAGTGAGTTACAATCTAGTATTGCTAATCAATCTCTAAACGCTATACAAAATCAGTTTGGTGGTATGGGTAGAACTGGAACTAGTCCAGGTGCACAAGC